TAATGGTTTTGATGTATGGCCCTTCTTTTTTTTCTGTTTTACTGTTGAAAGTCTTAATCTTTTAAAAGCTGTTGTGCCTGTTCCTTTACCTGTATTTAAACCCTCTTTAACATCTTTAACTATCACTTGTGCTAATATTCCATGAAACTTCTCATTAAACACTTTTTTACTTATATCTCGTATTCTTTTATGCCACTCTACTTCCCCTTTGTGAGTAAGTCTTGTTCCTTTACTCATTTGATACTCCTTATGATACGATCTGCTTTTACTTCCCCTGCCTGTATTGCTTCCTTTAACTCATCATCAAGTGATTCAAAGAATTGTTTGGATAGTTCTTCCATATAGGGTTGTGGATTTAAAAGTAGTTTATCTATATCTACTGCTTTTAATAACTGCTCTATTTCTTTATCTATTTTTTCTTCAAGAGTGGTTATTTTATTCAGGTAGTTGGTTAGTGTTCTCGCCATTAGTTCTGTTTAGTTTAAATAGGTTATTAACATTATCTGTTTCCTGTTTCTTTTCATCTAAAAAGTCTATTGCTGTTTGTCTATCAGGGAATTTATCAGGATCGTGAGCCATTAGGTAGTCATATCTATCTGCTAATCCATGTTTGAACTTCCAATCCCATTCTTCTCTTTCTTTATCATAATCAGGGAATTTAACTTCTGCATAATCAAGTGTTATCTGATCAGGTAATTGTAGTCCTGTTTCTACCTGTAGTATTTGTCTTTCAACATTATAAATCTCTTTTTCTGATCTTCTCCACTTTTCTACCTCATCTTCTCGTGCTTCAAGTAACTCTAAATTCTCTATCTTTAATGCTACGCCTGATTTACTACCTGATAAACCAAAATCAAAGTTTAGGTTGTTATTAAATGCTATTGTTTTAAGTTGGAACTCAATGCCTGTCTTGATGCTCGTAACATCTGTATTGGTTGAAAGATTACTCATATTACCCTCATCTACTACCACTACCTTATTAAGTCCTAATTGGATATTGTTGGCATCTACTCTACCCTCAATAACAAATTGTCCTCCTGCTGTTCTGATATGGTGTTGTAGCATAGTCATAGCAAGATCTATTTGTTTATTACCTAATGCTATATCTATTGCCCCTTCATTCCAAAACTCATCTACCATGTGAGTAGGTTGAACAAATACAAAAGGTAATACCCCATAAGGATTTACATTATCTTCATTGACCTTAATGATACTACCTGCACTATCAAACATATAATGTTCTTCAGCACTCCAATATACAAAAATATCTTCTTTTGTTTGCCTCCAATCTCCTGTGGCCTTATTAAGTGGATATGTTACACCTATAGGTTTAAGTGGATCGTATGGATCCATAATGGGAACAAAATTCATTACAGGATTGTATTTAAAGCTACCATCTTCCCAAGCTATATGAATTGCTACTGTCCCAAGTAGATTGTGGATTCTCTCAAATGATTTCATTCTCCAATCTTTATCCTGTGTTAGTTCATAATAAGAATCATGTTCTACATCTCTTATAGGTGCATCTTTATATACAAGTGATATACGATTGATTAGTTTCTTGGTAAGATTGACATTGTAGATTGGTATTTCTTGTTGTAATGATCCTGAAAAATACTGATCTATATATTTAGCAGTATTATTGAATGTGTAATAATCAAGTGCCTCATCTCTTAAATCAAGCATAGCACTTTGATTTTCCCACTTTAATTGTCTTATTGATTCCTCTACTATGTCTTTTGCATTTGAATATACTATCATTCCCTCTCCTATGCCATATAAGTTTTTGTTAATGGTTTCTTAACAGGAAATTCATAATCAATACTATATCTAAAAGCATCTGTCAGGTGTGTTCTTTCTGAATTGGATTTGTCTATATCTCTTGTACCTTCTTTTAATACTACCTGTTCCAAGTCTTTAATGAACTCCTTACATTTTGGATCTACTATTGTAAACTCCATTGCTTTATTTACTGCATTGACACTATCTGTTACCAATGGTGCTTTCTTCTTTACTCTTAAACCAAAACCCTGTTGTCGTAGAATATCGTGATCAGACATCAATGCTGATGTGTGTCTATTCTTTCCTGCAGGGTCAGGATAACATATATAGTGTCCTGTTGTATCAACCTTTTTGTAACTTGGTTGTAATAGGTTGGGATTCTCGTATGGATATTTTTCTTTTATTAGTTTAGCAATTCTTTCAGTCATTAACTCATAGCCTCCACTATGACTTAACTGCATCTCATCAAACACTCTTACTCTCGGTTTATCTTTGTATATCTGAAATAAGACACAACTGATTGGATCTACATTGAAATCCATTGCTATTCTAATAGGTAGGGAACTATTATAAGAAACTTGCTCTACATTTTTAACTCTATCAAAACCATAATAACAAGTTCCGTATTGCAAATTTACAAAATTACCATGAATATAACTACTGATTAGTTTGTTATCATAATTTTCATATAAGGAATCTATGAAGTCTTGTGGTAGAAAAGTATTATCAGTAGTCTTACCTTTAATCAGATCATATCCATTCTTTGGTTGATCCTTCCATAGATCATATACAAAATTAAATCCTTCAGGTGTTGTGGTAATCCAACCTGACAAATGATTGCCATCTCTTAATCTTGATAACCCCATCTTCCATGCTTTATCATCTTTAAGTAGTGCTGCCTCATCTATACCAAACCCTGCAAGATTAAGTCCTGCCCATCTCCTGTAGTTTTCTGCAGATCTCAATATAATGTTAGAGTAACCATGTTTCCATATAATGGTATATTTCATTTCACTTGCTCTATACTTGTATTTAAATCCAAGTTCTTTGAGTGTATCTTCAAGTGTGGGTTGTAGGACATCTCTTATCATAGGGAATGTAGGTTCTGATAATAAGATTGTTTTTTTAGGGTTTCTACCTGCTTCTAATATGGCCTTTAATACAAAGGCTACTGTCTTACCTGATCCATAACCTGCTACCAATGCAGGATACTTTGCTTCACTTCTTATAAATTTATTCTGATGTTGGAATACTTTAAAGGACTTCAAGATCAAAGCCTTCAACTAACTCATCTTCCATAACCATTGGGTTTTCTGATTGTCCTAATACCTGCTTACCAAGCCATATCAACATAGTAACATTACCTTTTTCTGCAGACTTCCATTGTAGTTGTCTTAATCTAATTTTGCCCTTATCTCTCCCTTTTGTCAGATTTTCTCCATAATTGCGTGTTAAAGTTGTATCACTACACCCAAAAAAAGATGAGATTTCACTATTGGTGCAACCAAATGATGCTAACTGCTCAACCTTGTCTTTGTCTAAATTATGTTTTTTTGGTCTCGCCATAATCTTTCTTCTTCTTCTTCTTTTGTAAATCTTTTTGAATTTTAATCATTTCAATTAATTCTATGCCTATTCCACACATAGTTCTGCTTTCTTTCCTGTATATTGTTCCCATCTATTTATAACTACATCACAATACTTTTCATCTAATTCCATACCATAGCATATTCTATTGGTTTTCTCACAAGCAATTAGTGTTGTTCCTGAACCAAGAAAAGGATCTAATATAATTTTTTTATCTTTTAATATATTTATACACCATAAAATTACCTCTAATGGTTTTTGAGTTGGGTGTTTTTTCTTTTCCCCTCCCCAATGATGTGCTATATGTCTTGTGTTTTTTCCTAAATTAGTCCATGCAAGTTCAAATTCACTAAAACTTAAATTATCATTTTTTTTCCACCAACATAACCAATTATTATTAACAGGTAATATATCTGCAAAATAATTGCCTCCCCAAATAATATAATGTTTAGTGTAATCAAAAAATATATTAATTATAGGTTTTTTACTATCCCAATCTCCTCTGTGAAATTCTTTTTTTCCTGTTCCTAAAACCATTTTATCTGCATCTATTCCATATGGTGGATCAGTTAATAACAATTCTACTTTATTACCATCTAATAATAAGTCTATATTTTCTTTCTTTGTGCTATCCCCACATAACAACCTATGATTACCAAGTTTCCACAAATCGCCTAATTTACATACAGATTCTACATCTTCAGGTATATGATCATCATCTGTTAAACCTTCTTCTTCTACTTCAAACAAATCAAGTTTT